TGTTGTCGCCCTTGGCGATCACGGCCTTGACTTCCATGTCGTTCTTGTCAGGGCGGCGATCCTTGATGGACTCGATCTTGACGACCTTGACGCCCTTCTTCGGGACTGCCAGTGCTCCACCCTTGGCGTTCTGGGGGTCACTGCCCGAGACGTCATACTTGATGGTTGCCATTTCAACTGCTCCTTGTTTGTGATCGCTGTGCTGCTGTGCGGTTACGCCGCACGTTACTTGGTGCCGCCCTCTTCGTGCCAGTGCGGCTTGGCGGTTTCGGAGTCTCGGGAAGGTTCTTCTTGATCAACTCCTCCAGTTGAGGGATGGTTGTGTTCCAGATCTTTCCGTTGGGCACGGCGTTGTAGCGGTCCTTGGCCACACGGCGGCTGTCCTTGAAGAACTGGATGCCCCGCCTGACCTCACCCTCCTTGCGGACGGAATACATATGACCCACCATGCCCATGTAGCCACAGATGCGGTCACTGAATCCCTTGACCCGGATCTGAGGCTTCATCAACTCGTTGCCGTCCTGGTCCTCTTGGATCATGACGTGGGCCGTCAGCCCGAAGTTGATGGGCAGGTCCACCATGCCCCGCACCCACAGTGCGAGCCGGTTGGCATTCCTGAAGTACTCACCCTGGTCCGGGGCGTAGATCTGACGGTGCGCCTTGCCACTGGCGATGACCTCTTCCATGGTGGCGTCCAAGCCACGCTCCTGGAAGAGGCTGATGCTATCCAGCCACACCCAGGAGTAATCGTCCGTGCCACCGTGTCGGAAGTAGTTGTAGGCGTCGTCCAGATCGACGTAGTCCCGCATCTCCCACCGGTCGCACTTGCTGCCCAGAATTGCTGCGCTCACGGTGCCGTGCGGGTCACCGTTCAAGATGATGCCCCGTGGCGAGGTACCAGCCAACGGTGTCTTGCCTACGCCTGGATCTCCATAGATGAGGATGCGAATATAGCCATCGTCGATCTTGGAGATAGGCACAATCCCAGAGGGCCTAGCCATTGTATTTCTCCTGTTCCAGTTCGTGTGCTGCGTATGGGTCCCAGGTGGTCATTGTAGCGTCTCGCACGCTCTCCCAGTCGCCTCCGGACTCGTGGACCGTACACATATCACGGTACTCGCATCCGAACATTCCACGACATCCACCCATGATGTTCTTGAAGTGTGGCATCACTCCTTCGTGGACCAACTTCATTTCCGCCACCTGCTGCTCAATCCTCTGCAACAGTGCGATGCGGTCGTTGCGTCCACGGAAAACCTTCTCTCGCTTGAACAGTGGCGGTGGCTGTTTCTTGGAGACGGACCCGTTCTGATTGAGGTACTGCCCCTCAGCGTTCTGCGGGCGGGTGTCCTTGCCTGCCTTGCGCAGAAAGTTGTACATGATGAAGTCCAAGTCCTCGCCGGGCTTCAACACGCCGGTTTGCTCCAGGTAGAACGGTGCCACTGCCCAGTATGTGCCAGCCTGCTCATCCATATCTAGGTGCTCGGTCTGGATGCTGGCAGCGGTCTTGTGTTCGAACAAGCCGATGTACTTCGTTTCCATGTCCTGCACCACGGCATCCAACTGCCCCACGTAGGTGCAGATGTACAGCCCGCTCTCGGTGTACAGGTCAACTTGGAAGGCCTGCTCCGGTGCGATGATGCGGTACCGCTCGTCCCGTCCGTACCGCTCCACGTAGTTGCGCAGCATCTCGTTGCCCAGCGCACGGGCGTCAATCCATTTCTCGTCGTCCTCCAGCCTGATGTTGAAGTCGGTGAGCCCATCCTCCAACTGCTGGACGTACAACTTGTCGAACGTGATCCACGGCTTGACGCCCCTCAGCACCTTGCCTGGCTTGCTGGGCCGGTAGTACACCGCCAACGCCTGGTGAATCAGGTCACCGAATCGCAGCGGTGGAGATACCCGCTGGGGCTTCAGCAGATCAACGTAGGCCCACCATTCCTTTTGACGGCAACGGTTGTAATCCGACCGTTGGCTCGTTCGAACGATGAACTCCTTGGACTTGGTCTCAGACATAAAGTCCTCTCGCACGTGAGTCGTGTCGCTTACTGTGGCACTTTTTTGACGTTTCCTGTTTCCTGCTGTGTTTTTGGTTGGTCCGGTCATGGTAGTCGCTCCGTGCGGGAGGGTTTTAAGTCTGGACTTAAAGTTTGGGGATGGAAGTACTCTTTGGCGCAGGTGTCATGAGCCCAACCTTGTAGATCAGGCACGTAGGTGTACGGCGCTTGGTTTCTGATGAAGGCCTCCGGAGGATATCCAGTGGCGATCTCCTCATGGCACAGGCAGCACACCTCATCCGGGTCTGTGGGGTAGTCCTGCTTGCCCACCAACTGCTCCATTTCAGACCACTCAACATAGGTCATGTTCTGTGAGAATTCCTGGAACGTCTTGGTGATCTTCTCAACCGGCTCACGCAAGTTATTGATCGCATTGCCAAGTTCAGAAAATACACACCGTGGGCATGGAATCTCCTTGGTCTTGATCAAGGCCGAAGGTTCAACTGGATCAGCCCAAGGCTTGAGTTCCTCGTCAAGCACAATCAAACGGCCGGACCCGCCGCATTGGTCACACGGCACGGAGGCCTTCTCGCCGCAGGTCCAGGATGATGTTGTTGACGTTCTGCTTGCGCTGGACCCGCTGTTCGATGTACTCCTCAATGGTGCCGGTGGTGCGGATGTAGTAGCAGGTCACGTTGTGAATTCGTGACACCCGGTGGATGCGGTCCTCGCCTTGCTCCTGGTCGTCGGGCACCCAAGTCTCATCCATGAATATGACCGTGTCGGCAGCGTCCAGCGTGATAGCCACGCCCCCGGCAGTCGTGGTCATGACGATGACCTTGGCCTCCTTGTTCTGGAACTGCCCGGTGGCTTTCTGGCGGTTGCCTTCGGTCACTGCCCCCGTGATCTTCAGGGGCTCCACGCCTTTGACCTCACGCAGCCACTTGCAGATCCAGTCCACCACCACGCTGAACTGGCTGAAGATGACGACCTGCTCTTCCACATCCTGCTTGGGATCGAAGATGCCCCGTTCTTCTAGCAACTCCTCCAGGGCTTCCAACTTGCCGGAGGCTTCGTAGCCGTCGGGGATGACCTTGTACTTGCCCTCCGCTCGGTCAATCCATTCGATCTTGCTGTAGGAGATACTGAACTGCTTCAACCGCATGTACTCGGCCAGGATGCTAGTGGCGGTCAGGTGCTCGTCCTCGATCTTGACCTCGGCAGCCAGTGCGAATTCCTTGTACTGCTTGGCCTGCTTGGGTCCCATCTCCACCCACACCGGAACGTACTGCTTGGGCGGCAAGTCCTTGGCGACTTCGGCCTTGGTCCGCCGCAGCATAAAGCGGGTGATGTACTGGTCGAACTCGTCCTTCAACTCCTCACGGACCTCACCCACGTTGGTGCCGTAGTCATCCTTGTCCGTGTTCAACCAGTGCTCAATCCACGCCCACTTGCTGTGAAATTCCTTCTGGTCTAGGAAGTGCAGGATGGGCCACAGGTTGACGGTCTTGCCACCCATGGGCGTTCCGCTGAGCGCCATGCGCTTGCCAGCGTCATCCAGGCTGAGGGCCAACAGCCCACGGGCCGTCATGGTCTGGTGATCACGCAGGCCCGCCTTGTGGATTTCGTCCAGGATGATGCTGTCCCAGGCAATCTCGAACAGCGGTGGGAACCTCGTGAAGAACTGGTCCTTCTTGCCCTTGACCCTGACGAACTGGACGGTGGCCGGGTTGGTGATGAGGAAGGCAGGCTCGTCGTAATCCATGAATTCATCAATGGCACGGGTCTTGCTGCCTGCGTCACCACTGGCTACCCAGATCGCATACGGCTGAAGTTCACGCAACTCCTCAAACCACACGGTGTTCAGTGAGGTCTTGGGTGCGATCACCAGATGCTTGCCGTAGTCAATCCCCTGTTCGAAGATGGTGGCGATGGACACACGGGTCTTCCCCAGACCGGGCTGGTCAGCAATGAGCGGATGCGGGCATTCCACGGCGTAGGCAATCCCGGCCCGCTGGTACGGGTAGAGCGTCTTGTACAGGTCAGGCAGAACGTCCGGCAGCAGTTCCAACTCAGCATCGTCAGCCATGGCCAACTTGATGAGCCGGTCCTCCAGTTCGATGGCATCCTTGCCCCAGGACTCCAGGCCGTCACTGAACCGGATCTCATCGCCGAACAGTCGCCGCAACCGACGGGCGGTCTCCAGGTGCATGGGCATCTGCCAGGCAGGCCCGCCCTTGTCAGGGTTGATGTACTTGGCTCCGCCAATCGTCTTGACCTTCTGGACCATGCTGTACTGGTAATCGAAGGTCACCCAGAGCCAATTGTCATGCTGTTCTACTTTTGCCTTACGAGGCACGCTGTCTCCTTTTCTGAAGCAACTTGTACTCCTCTTCCAGGCTTTCCAGCAAGCCCTCCAGTTCCTCGTGCTCTACCTTGACCCAGCCCTTCCACTGCCAGTCCGCCTTGTCAACGTGCAGACCCCAGTTATCCAGGATGCGCCGGATGACCTCCCGACTGCCGTCGTCATGGGCCTCGGTGGCATTCCGGTTGGCCTGACGCTCCGCCAACTGGCGCTGCTTCTCACGGGTCTTCTTGGCATGGACGCCGCACTGGAACAGTTCCGTGTCCTGCACGGGGTTGTGGCAGAACACCCGAGGCCAGTCGCCCTTCAGCACCACGCAGTATTCCATGGGCTCACCAGCCTGGCCACGTTCGTTCTCGGACTCGAACTTGCCCACCGGGCAGTAGGCGCCGAGGTAGCCCCAGTCGCTGTCTTCGAAGATGGAATCCACCACCTGCTTCACCTGCGGGGCTAGCGGGTCAGGCGGAGGCATCTCAGGCACAACAGGATTCAGGTGCCACCACCGTGGCTTCTCACTGCGGTAGACCAGGTCACCCCAACGTTCGATCTTCTCGTCGGGCTGGTGGTAGATCAGGGCACCTCCGCAGTGACGGCACTTGCCCCGCAGGATGTTGTCGGTTGCTTTCTTTCTAGGCACGGTGGCTCCTCGGGTT